GTCTTGGTCGTGACGGATGACATCAGCAAGACTTTCGCCCATACTCTTGGCAACGCCCGTGTCGAACGAGGTGCGGTTAAACGCTTGCTGCGACATCAAGAACGCACGGTGGGCTGCTCGCCACACCTTGTTCTCGGTATTCCACCTCGCCGGGAGAATCTGTCCGTGCTTCCCATCCCAGTGCTGGTCAACGACCACTGGGGCCATCATAAAAGCAACTCGCTGGGCATCCAAATGTGCGCCGTAGGCATCACCGTGGCCGGAAATGGCTTGGATGTAGCCAGTGGGGTTGGCTGCTTGGAGTTGCATTGCGAACTGACGGTGCTGTTCGGCCAAGTCCCCGTGCTTCTGGGCGAGAACGATGTAGTCCTCGTCAACAAGCGGAGGAACGCCGTTTTGGTGAAGCGTCGAATTCTCGTGGATGGCCACAATCATTCGGGCATCGTTCATCAGTTGCCCGGCTGCTGCAACGTAAGGATTGGAAGCGTCAAAGTTTTCCGGCAGTTGGGCGTTTGGGTAGAGCGAACCCAAGTCCTTGGCCACCTTCACCCAATTGTTCTCGCCAAGGATTTCACCAACAGACTTGTAAAACTCTGACATTTCGTTCCTACTTTCCGAGGGTGGGGAAGTTTTTCAAGGTTTGTTCGTCGGTGGGGAGGTCAACTTCCACGCCTGAACCGGTGCCGCCGATGGAGTATCCACGGATTTCACCCTTCTTGACGAGTTCCCAAGCCCAAGGCTCCCACTGAACGCCGAGGAACACAGTTCCGGCAGGGAACGCAGTCTTGGTGATTTGCCCAGTGTCGGCTTGAAGCATTGGAACTTCGATTGGGTGTGGCCACGTCAGGGCCTCAACCCACTTGCCAGCCACAATGTTCACATTGTGCTGAAGTCGAATGTCCCTGTCGCCGTTCTCCACATAACCCCAGAGTGCCTTTTGGAGTTCTTCGGGGTCAGTCCACTCGCCGTGGGCATCACTGCGGTTTGGAACGTACCAAGGGCCGAGCGTGTATCGCTTTTCGTCAGACTTTTGGATTTGGTTCGGGATTTCACTGGACTTCTGCATCAAGTTTGCGTCTTGCATCACTTCAGGCGCAGCCTCAGCGAGAACCGTCATATTCTTCGGCTTGCGAGTACGCATCTTCTTTCCACCAGACCAGTCTGGGGAATCAACGTGAACGCCACCAACACCGGGGCCGTAGTCCTTCTCAACATCCGAATCATCCGAATCGTCATCGTCGCTGGAATCTTCGTCGTTCTCGTAGCGTTCCTCATCCTCAAAGGGGTCATCCTCATCCTTCTTGCGACGGGACTTGTAGTAGGTGTCTGCCTCAGCCGAAGCCTGAATCAGCACAGGAACAATGTTGAACTTGCACCAGCCACTGGGGTTGCAGGTCACAGCCACCCAGTCGCACGAGTTGTTGTCGCCACAAGCGACGCAGTTGGCGCAGGTGTTTCCGCTACCGATGTACGGGGAAGCGTCAGTGTAGGCAGCGTCGGTGGTCGGGATGCGACCCATCTGCTCAACGAGTTCGTCAAGACTGTCGGCCAATTCCACCTGCCACGGGTCAAGACCATCACGCCAGTCATCGCCAAGGGGCGATATTTCACTGGAGTTGTCTTCAGGAGCAGCGACATCCGGGGTCACCACGGCAACCATCGGTGCAGACATATCGTCACTTGATGAACTGCTGCTGCTGGACGAACTACTGCTAGATGACGAAGAAGAACTGTCATCGTCGCTGCTGGAGGAACTGCTGGAACTAGACGATGAGGAAGAACTACTAGAACTTGACGAACTTGATGAGGAAGAACTACTAGACGAGGAATCCTCACTGTCCTCGCTAGAGGTGGAATCGTCAGACGAATCGTCTTGTCCGCCTTGGACTGCCTGAAGAATGGCTGCAACGGTGTTGGGGTCGAGGTTCACTTGCACGGCTCCATCGGTGGTGGAATCATCAGAAGAATCGTCGGGAGCGTTGTCAACCGGGCTGCTGTTGAACGTGAACGGGAACCCAATCGCCTTGTCCAACGGCTCGCAGATGGAAGTTTCCACCACTGAGCCACAGATGAGACAGGGCTGCACACCGTCGAAGTCGTTCTTGCTCTTGGTGAACGGGTGGGGAACGTTGGCGAGGCCCTTAGCGATGTTTCGGCTGATGAGACGCTTTTCGGCGTTCGGAGACATATCTTCCTTGCCGAAGATGCGCTCGGAGAGACGCTTCCAAATGTGGTTGTTGTCCGTTTCACCATTGGGAACGATGACCAGTGCGACTTCGCCACTCTTTTCAATTGCCATCAAGTCGGCAGTGACGTGGCCCTCGGTCAAAAGGTCAGCAGCACCCTCACGAACGTCGGCAGGCAACGACTTGTTCACGACGATTTCACTGAGGGAAATGTCTGCCACCACATCCAGTACGTTCATTTGTTCCACGGGCCTTTTTCTCCTTGCGCGCTTGGGGTAAATGCTATCCTATGTTTAGGAAATGGCCTATCGCTTTTGGGAGCGAACCGGTGCTGATACGGTGCCTCGTGCCGAGCCAACCCTGATTGCTGGCTTCTTCTTTGGCTTTGACGCTTTCACCTTGCGAATATGAATCGTCACGAAGTCGGCCCTTGGTTGTTGGTAAGAGGCCCGTTTACGCCAGTTGGTTTCTTGTTGCCACCCTTACCTGATGGTGGAACCTGCCCAGTTTCGCCGGGATAGCCCTGACTGGAGATGTCGGCTTGGATTCCACTACCACCCGACTGGTCGTTCAGACCGCCTTGGGGATTCTTCACGCCAGATGAGACGGTATTGGATTGTGGTGATGAGGAACGGCTGCCCGTGTTGGTTGCAACGAACTTGCCCTTGGCATCCTGCATCGCCGGGTCGGGGGCGATTTGGTTTCCACCATAACGAACGTTGTCGGCAAGACCGTTCGGCTCAGGCTGGAACAACGGAAGTCCGGCCAACTCACGCAGGTAGTCTTCCAAATTGTTGTCCGGGGTGAGCAATTGTGCTGTTGACAGGTTGGCGAGGAAGCCACCGAGTTCGTTCAGGTCAATGGCGTTCACCTGACCGTAGGTCAAGTTGGGGCAGCGAGCCGTGTCGAAGCCGTTCAGGGCCATAAGGCGTGGGATGGCGTGGCTGTTGAAGACCTCGGCAATCAGTCGAATCCACGATTCCACCGCAGCCATAAACAGGTCAATTTTGGAAGCACCCAGAGCGAACGAACCGACGCTCTCGTGGCCGAGCATAATGAAGTCGGCCAGACAGGTCATCGCAATTTGCTGGTTGTATCGGGTAATGATTTGGTCAGTGTTGAACTGACGTGCGCCACCGGAGTTCAGCAACTTGAAGTCCACGAGTTGCTTGCCGTTCTCATCGAACATCATCGGGAGGATGACGCCCTCAGTTTCGTTGCGCTTTACACCACGGACAATGCGCTCCATAGCGTTGAGCGAAGCCCTTTCAGCAGGCGTAGCAGTCGCACTCATCCATTCGGCTGGGACGTAGCCAACCGGAAGCCCGGCGAGGTCACGTTCCACCCCAACGGCTTCAAATTCTTCAATACGACGCTTGTAGTACCACGACTTGAACGAGTTTCGCAGGATGGAGCGACCTTCCGGGTTGCCTCGTGCTGAAGTCGTACGGAACAGTAGGGCCTTCTCAATGGGGATGACGTTCAAGCGACCCGTGGTGGGGTCACGTTGAATCATCGCTTTTACACCACCGGATTCATCGAACTGCCACTGCCAAAGGCTGTCTTGCGCTCGCATTGCAATCTTGCGCCAGCCAACCTTGTTGTCGCTGTACTTGGAGCGCAGGCTGGGGTCTTTCTGGTCTGGCCCCTTGCGCTGCTTGTAGACGATTTCAAAGTACGACCAGCCGTAGGTCAAAAACGACACAATGGCAATCATCAACTCGTGCCACGAATGGGACATATCGTCCATACATTCCTGTACGAAGATGGCAGCAGCATTGTCGGTATCAAGTGGTGTTTCGCCAGTCGGGTCGCTGTAGGGG